GCCGGTGTTTCGACATATACTGCCTTGCCTCATGTGGTATTACAATTGGCTGGAAACCTAGATACATACACTCAAGTTAATTTTCAAAATATCAATAGTGGTGCTAGTGCGTCAACAGATTTTGTATTAACAGCCGACAACGGCGACGACGACAATGGTTATATCAATCTAGGCATCAACTCAAGCACATTCGATGATCCGGCCTTTGCTGGTTATTACCCCAACGACGGTTATCTAATCATGCACGGCATTGAGCCTGCTACCGGCAATCTAAACATTCATTCACACAATCAGAACTCGGTAATAAAACTTATTGTGGGTGCTTTTGGTGATGCCAATGTAAGAGCTACTGTGACCAACACAGGATTCACAGTTAATGCGGCCACTGCAACCTCGAGTGCTTCGTCTGGTGCTTTGGTGGTCACAGGCGGTGCTGGGTTTGGTAGCAATATTAATGTGGCACAAGGTGCAGTGTTCAATACATCCAAGACTGCCAATTATGATTTTATAGTACGCGGTGACAACGACGACACATTGATCTGGGCCAGACCCAGCACTGCCTATGATTCTGTAGTAATTGGCAATTCGGCCACTACCAGCACCCTGGTCACAGGTGCCAAATTAATTATTAACACAACAGACAGTATCTTGATACCGGTTGGTAGTACTGCGCAACGTCCTGGTTCGACTGGCGGCACAGATGTAGCTGGCATGATTAGATATAATTTAAGTAATAATCAACTTGAATTTTATAATGGATCAAATTGGATCAACACTGGTACAAGCTTGACAGTGATTGCATCAGAAACATTTGATGGTGATAACAGCACGGTCAATTTCACGTTGGGAGCCGCAGCAACTACAGCCAGCGTTATTGTCAGTATCAACGGTGTTTTACAGATACCCACCACAGCCTACACAGTGAGTGGAACAACATTGACATTTACACAGGCACCAGTAAATGGTGACAAAATTGAAGTACGCAGACTGACTACAACTGTCACAGCATCTACTCTTGAATCGCCCAATGGCTTTGTGTCATTGACAACTACCAATTCGTTTGCAAATATCAATGCAGGAACTGCGTCAGCCACTACCAGAATGAGTTTCAATACCACTGGTAATGTATCATTATCAGCCAACATTGCACCCAGTGCAAATGTGGCATATGACATAGGCACAAGTACAAATTGGTTCAAGAGAATATATGTAAATTCAACTGTGACTGGCGGCGCTGACATTGCAGAAAATTATCGTGCCGATTCAGTCTATAATGCAGGAACAGTGGTAGAATTTGGCGGACCAGAGGAAGTCACTGTGTCAATGACCGAAGCAAGCACACGAGTAGCCGGAGTGATTACCACCAACCCTGCTCATGTCATGAACGGCGGATTACGAGCCGGCTGCGTGGCCAGCGTGGCACTGCTAGGCCGGGTACCAGTCAATGTGATAGGTCCAGTGGCCAAAGGTGACATGTTGGTAAGTGCGGGTTATGGATATGCTCGAGCATCTGCCGCGCCAAGTCTTGGTTCAGTGATAGGTAAAGCAGTGACCGCATTTGAAGGCGAAAAAGGTTCTGTTGAAGTTGTGGTAGGAAGGTTATAACAGGTCAGATTCAATGGCATTAACCAAACCAAAATTAAGTCAAAACATTGACACTGACGTTTCGGTATTCAGTGATCCAATTTTAGTATTACATCAAGGATCAACATCGGCCAATTTGGATGTTGGTTTCTTGATGAATCGCTCCAATGGTCTAACATCAAATGCTGCTGTGATTTGGCAGGAAAGCAGTAAAAGCTTCGTACATATCTTGACCACAGACAGTGGCGCACCTGATGCCAATCTAACTGTACAATCATATGCCAACGTGAGTGTGGGCAATGTTTTATTAATCAACAATGCTGGTATTTACGTGGACGGCTCACTGGGATCATCAGGTCAAGTGCTGGCCACTGACGGTACAAAATCTTTCTGGGCACCACCCGGAGGTTTTACAGGCGGCACAGTACCCAATCAAACAACATTTGCCAGTAATCTAGTAGTATCTAATACCACAAACAGTACATCATCAACTACTGGTGCTTTGGTTGTTCTTGGTGGGCTAGGAGTAGGATCTAATGTAACCTTTGCAGGCAATACTACAATGGCCGGCAAGTTAATAGTAAATGAAACTACCAACTCTGAACCTTACATAATGGGATCAGGAGCCTTTCATGTTGCTGGTGGAATCAGCATAGGAAAAGATCTTTGGGTAGGCGGTAACATTTGGGTCAATAATGTTATCTCACAAACCAGTACTATTTTACAAGTCAGCGAACCTTTGGTCTATTTGTTTCCGAATAGCGCAAGTTATAATTATGATATTGGAGCATTTAGTCAATTTCCGGTCATGGGAATACCTAAATATACTGGTATTGTAAGAAGCGTTCAATCCGGCGAATGGGTTTTCTTCAGCAATATTTTTACCCAGCCAACATCAGGATCAATTGGTATTACAGAAGCCAATGTAATTTACGACCCTGTAAAAGTAGGTAATTTAATTGTAGCCAATACCACAATTAGTTCTAGTACATCTACCGGTGCATTAATTGTTCGTGGCGGTGCTGGTATTGCTGGTAACCTTTATTCTGATGCGGTATACACCACCACAGGAATACGTTGGGCAGGTAACGGTGCCGCATTCAGTTCCTATGCCAATGCAGATGTCAAGATTTATTTAGAATCACTGTCCAATGTCAATATTGGTGTCAGTGCCGGTGTTGCTCAAGGCGATTATGCTGTAGCAATTGGCTTTGAAGCAGGCAAGACCAATCAAAAAACTTTGGCTACAGCCGTAGGATATGCTGCAGGGTCACTCAATCAAAGTGAATATACAGTAGCACTGGGTTTTAATGCAGGCGCAGCATCGCAAGGTTTGCAAGCAATTGCAATTGGTTCTCAGGCTGCGCAGAGCTCACAGAGTTCAGGTGCAATTGCCATTGGCAGTGATGCTGGACAATATTCACAAGGTAATTTGGCAGTAGCCATTGGTTTGGCTGCAGGCCAAACCAACCAAGGTTATAGATCAATAGCAATTGGATACGCAGCAGGCCTTAGCAATCAAGCTGGTAACAGTATCGTAATTAGTGCAAACGGAGCACTAGATAGTACTACCGCAGGTTTCTTTGTAGATCCAGTTAGAAATACCAGTTCAGGTAATGTTCTATACTACGATCCTACTACCAAAGAAATAACATACAGTCCTGGCGGAGGAGGCAGCGGAACTACATATACTGCCAACACAGCACCACCAACTACTGGCAACGTGGCTGGCGACATGTGGTACAATACCGGTACAGACATACTGTATGAATATTTGAATGATGGCACAAGCAGTTACTGGGTGGATGTACAAAGCCTGGGACAAACTGGCAACATCACAACCATAAGTGATGCCACCTTGGCTGGCAACATTGTGGTCAGTTTAAACAACACTATCAGCATTGGTGGCGCTACTGGATACTTGCGCAACATATTTGCCAATATAGTAACTGCCAACTCACAAACTATAAGCGGCAACATCACAGCCGGCAATGTGATAACAGGAATTGTGTCTGCCACCGGCAACATAACCGCGGCCAATGTCTCAGTGTCAGGCAACATACAGGCAGCATATGTGCAAGGCGACGGATCAAAATTAACAAACTTGCAAGCAGCAACAACAGGAAAGGCTATTGCCATGGCGATAGTTTTTGGAGGATAACATGGCAGCACCTAACATAGTAAATGTAAGTACAATTTTTGGCAAAACACAGTATCAACAGCTGACTACCACAATGGCCAATGTGATAACTAACGATAGCACCAGCGGTAATGTGATCAAGGTCAATGATATATCAATAGCAAACTATACTACATCAAGTATTCAGTCTAATGTAGTAGTTGGTAGAGGTAGTAGTGTGTTTTATCTTGCAGGAAACATGGCAGTGCCAGCAAACAGCACATTGGTGGTAGTGGCCAAAGACACCAGTTTGTACATGGAAGAAGGTGACTATTTACAGGCCAATGCCAGTTCAGCCACAGCAGCACAAATTACATGTTCTTATGAGGTAATCAGCTAACATGTCAAGAGGCAACGCTGGTTTTATTGGAAGAAAAGCCACGCCAGACACTGCCGGCGTAAGACCCACTGGCATTTTTAAAATGACCGAAGTACAACAACTGTTGAGTGCGGGGTTGTTTAATACTTCAAATGTAGTGCCTGGAACAATTATACAAGTTTTCTCCACTACCTCAACATGGGTGTGTCCAGCTGGGGTAACCAGTATTGATTTATTAGTTGTCGCTGGAGGTGGTGGTGGCGGAAACAGAAGTAATGCCGCCGGAGGCGGTGGTGGAGGTGGAGCCGGTGGCTATCTTGAACAAACCTCTAGAAGTGTGACTCCGGGGCAAAGTTATACAATTACAATAGGCAGCGGCGGCGCAGGAAATACTGTTGGTGCAGGATCAGTGGGATCAAACAGTAGTTTTGACACAGCATCTGCTGGTGTTTCTACTGCTGTAGGTGGTGGCTCAGGAGGTGGTTATGCAAGCGCGGGTGGTGCAGGTGGTTCAGGCGGAGGTGGCGGTCGCGATGGAAACCCAAGTGCCGGGGGTGCAGCAACACAAGGAAATAGTGGAGGAGCTACAGGTTACGGCAATGCTGGTGGTGCCGCAACAGGATTTGGTGGCTCCAATATGTGCGGTGGTGGCGGTGGGGCAGGTGCAGCGGGCAGTGCTAACAGTGCTGGCACTGGCGGTGCAGGAGGTGCCGGAAGAACTTGGACTGGAAACGGAGTGACTTATGCCGGCGGAGGGGGCGGCGGTACAGAGGGAACTGGAACTGGTGGTGCTGGTGGTTCGGGAGGTGGTGGAGCAGGTGCCGGGGTAGCCGGATATTCTTCTGTAAATAATGGAACTGCTAATACTGGAGGTGGCGGTGGTGGTGGATCAGGTAACGGAGCTCAGGCAGGAAATGGTGGTTCAGGCGTAGTTGTATTAATATATGCAGTTCCAAATGTGGCAGTATTCGTAACATCAGGATCTTGGACTGCACCAGCAGGTGTAACTTCTGTTGAGGCATTGGTTGTGGCCGGAGGTGGTGGCGGTGGCGGTGCTGGAGATTCCAACACCCGAGGTGGTGGAGGTGGTGCCGGAGGACTTATTTACACGTCAGCTGTGGCCACAACACCTGGAACCACATATACTATTACCATTGGAGCCGGAGGTGCTGGATCATCGGGATTGGGCGGTACTACTGGCAGTGGAACCAATAGTACGTTCTTGAGTATTACTGCCAATGGTGGCGGTGGTGGTGGAAATTATAATGGTACTAGCGGCATTCTTGGAGGATCTGGTGGGGGAGGTGGTACTGGTTTAACAACAGCAGGTGCCGGCACCGCTAGTCAAGGTTTTGCTGGCGGCGCAGGTGTGGCCTATGTTAATAGTACAGCATCAGGCGGTGGTGGCGGAGGAGGTGCTGGCGGAACTGGAGCTGCCGGAACCTCAGCAGGTATAGGCGGTAATGGCGGTCCTGGTGTAAACAGTTCTATAACTGGTGCAAGCGTGAGTTACGCTGGCGGAGGTGCCGGCGGAGGAGGTGTAACTGGAGGAACTGCTACTGCTGGTGGTGGCACAGGTGCAAGCGGCGGTGGCGACGGTACAGCAGGTACAGCCAATACTGGAGGCGGTGGAGGTGGCGCAGCCTCATCGGGCAATAAAACAGGAGGTGCTGGCGGATCAGGAGTAGTGGTAATTAGATGGGCTCTTACACAGTTGCCTGCACCCACTTCTGTAGAAACCTTAGTTGTAGCCGGAGGTGGGGGTGGTGGCAGCTCAGGTGGCGGCGGTGCTGGTGGATTTCAAACGAATACAAACTTAGTTGTTTCGCCGGGCACCATTTACACAATTACCGTAGGAGCAGGTGGTAGCGGAACAAACGGTGCAAGAACGAACGGCAGTAATTCTGTTTTTTCGACGATTACCTCCACAGGCGGTGGATCAGGTGGTTTTGGTAATGGAGGATCAGGTAATGCTGGTGGTTCAGGCGGTGGCGGATCTTATGGTTCTGGTGCTGCTGGTTCAGGTGGAGCTGGGAATTCACCTTCCACTTCGCCGTCTCAGGGCAATAGTGGAGGTGCCGGTCTGTCCGGTGCGCCTTTTACGGGGGGAGGTGGCGGCGGTGCTACCGGAGCAGGTGCTAGTGGTGCCGCGGGCGGTGCCGGCGGCGCAGGAACATCATCAAGCATAACTGGATCACCTGTAGTTTATGCCGGCGGCGGCGGTGGTGGTGGCGCTGGTGGAACAGGGGGCGCCGGTGGCGGTGGAAACGGCGCAGCTTCGGGAGTAGGGTCGCCAGGAACAGCAAACACTGGAGGTGGTGGTGGTGGCGGAGATGCCGGTGGTAGTACTAACGGTGGAAACGGTGGCAGCGGCGTAGTAATAGTAAGGCACAGTATGGCATTTGCTCAGGCAAAATTGACTACAGGGACTGTCACTGTAGCCGGTGAGTTTGTTTATTACACATTTACCAGCACTGGTGTGATACAGTTTTAAATACAATTTTAGGAAAATAGAATATGGCACATTTTGCAGAACTAGGAGAAAACAACACAGTGTTACGTGTGATTGTGGTAGCAAACAAAGATACACAAGACACACATGGCGTTGAACAAGAGTCAATTGGCGCAGAATTTTGTAGAAACTTGTTGGGCGGTACCTGGAAACAGACCAGTTACAATGCTAACTTTAGAAAAAACTATGCAGGCGTAGGTTACACCTACGACAGCCAACGTGACGCATTCGTTCCACCTCGGCCGTTTGCCAGTTGGGTACTGGATGAAGATACCTGTCTGTGGGCTGCACCAGTTGCTTATCCCGACGACGGAAAAATGTACAGCTGGGACGAAGACACCACAAGTTGGGCAGAAGCCAACCAATAAATATTGTATTATTTTAGGACAAAATGTCATTTCCAACATCGCCAACCAATAACCAGATAGCCACAGTAAATGGCATTAGGTATAGTTACAGTTCAGCTACACGCAGTTGGACTAGAATATCCAACGCCAAATATACGGCCAGTGCGTCTGGACCCACAAATCCCGCCAACGGTGATCATTGGTATGATACCAACAATGATATCTTGTTCGAATACATTGACGATGGCACATCGCAGTATTGGGTGGACATACAGAGTCTGGGACAGACTGGCAACATATTATCCATTGCCAGTAGCACACTGCAAGGCAACATTGTGGTTGGCATCAACAACTTGTACAGCATTGGCGCCAGTAATGGATATTTGAGAAATATCTTTGCTAACACCGTGGTTGGAAATGCGCTAACCGTTTCTTCAGGTAACATTGTTGCAGCAGCAGCTACAACAAGCACATCAACTACCACAGGCGCATTAGTGGCACTTGGGGGCGCAGGTATTGCCGGAAATTTATATGTTGGCGGTTCGATATTTGCCACTGGTAATGCAACCATTGCATCCAATTTAACTGTAATACAATCTGGTCTGTTCCAAGGGCCATACAACGAAAACTCATTATTAAGTGGAGTGTTTGTGGGCAACACAGGCACTGCCCCTGGCGTAACACCACGAGTGGGATTCTTCAACGGCAATACTCAGCAGAATTGGCAGATTGATAACAATAGTGGTGAGTTCCGTTGGTTTGTTCCTGGTACAACTAGATTGAGCCTGTATCCCAATGGCAACCTAAATGTTACCGGCAGTCTCACACTCAGCGGTAAACAAGCAGTTAACGGTCCTGCCTTCAGCGCCTACGCTGATGCCACAGCCCAGACTATAACCACAGGTAGCCAACAAAAAGTTCTATTTCAAACAGAAGAATTTGACACAGATAATTGCTATGCCAACTCACGATTTACACCAACAGTAGAAGGTTACTATCAACTGAATGCTGAAGTTCGACTAGATGGAGCCACTGGTACAGGCGAAATGATGATTGTTATTTGGAAAAACGGAGCAGAGCATAAACGTGGCACAAACCAACAAGGCACACAAACTGCTGCTAACTTCTGGGCCATGCAGGTCAGCTCAGTGGTGTATGCCAATGGTACTACTGACTTTTTTGAAATATATGTGCAACAAGGCTCCGGGTCAAGTGTATCTGTTACCGCAGTTAACTCTCCCAATATTACCTGGTTCAACGGCTGTATGCTACGCGGAGCATAAGGACTAACAAATGTCATTTCCAACGTCGCCAACAAACAATCAAATTACTACAGTAAATGGTATAAGATATTACTATGCCAGTGCCAACAATGCCTGGATCAGAATCAGCAATGCCAAATTCACAGCATCGGCTACTGGCCCCAGCAATCCAGCAGCAGGCGATCAATGGTATGACACCAACGAAGACATATTGTACGAGTGGATTTTTGATGGAACCAACAGTTATTGGATTGACATTCAATCGGCAATAGTTGCAGGAACCACTACTGTTGTTTTGCCATTTCACCCATTTTTATTATCAGGAATGTAATTATGCCAACAATTTACAAAGTATTAGGTCAATCAAATCCCGCAGCTACCACAAACACAACACTTTACACTGTGCCAGCCGGTAACAGCACAGTGGTTAGTACCATAACAGTTTGTAATCAAATTGGCACAGCAGCCAACTTTAGAATAGCAGTACAACCTGCCGGTGCTTCAATTTCTAATCAGCACTACATAAATTTTGACACACAGATACCGGCCAATGATCAAATTGCTTTGACCATGGGAATTACTCTAGCTGCCACTGATGTGGTCACGGTGTACGCCAACACAGCAAATGTCAGTTTTAGCATGTTTGGCACGGAACTTTTCTAATGAGTATTCGTCGAGCCAGTGCTAGAACTAGTGTGAATGCTGGCTTCAACGCAGCCAGAGTGGCCACCATCAACGCTGTCACAATTGCACCTGCCACAGCCACCTCAGTGGCCGGCGGTGGCACACTGGGCGGAGTGACCATATCCAATGTGGCAATCACAGACAGCACGTTTGCAAATGTGTTGAGCGGTGACACTGCCATTGGCTCTTCAGGTGGATTTGTTAGAATCACTGGCTCGGGTTTTCAAGCCAATGCTGGTGTGTTTTTTAACAATGTAAGGGTGGCCAACACATTTGTGGGTTCAACACAAATCAATGCCAATATTCCTGCCACCACAGCAGGCACTTACAATTTTTATGTTTTTAACACCGATGGGTCAGGAGCCAATTTCACATCAGGACTGATCACTTCAGGCTTTCCCACCGTGACTGTGACATCCTACACAGTTGATTCCACTTTTAATCAATTGATCAGTGCAACAGGTGATGCTCCCTTATCTTTTAGCATACAACCTGGCAGTAGTAATACCGGTGGTTTTACTGTTAATACCGCAGGTTATATCAGTGGGACTGGTGTGGCCGACGGAGCATATGCACTCACAGTGATTGTGGATGATGCACAAAGTCAATCCACTCAGGCCGATCTTACTGTCACAGTGGCAGCAACTGACCCTTACTTCAATCTTACTACCTTGTTACTGCCCGGCGACGGAACCAACAATGCAAACAATCAAGCATTCACTGATAGTAGCACCAACAACTTTGCTATAGCCCGTAACGGCAATGCCACACAGGGCACGTTTTCACCGTTTAGTCAGACTGGGTGGGGGAACTTCTTTGGTGGCTCGGGCAATTATGCCACTTCTACATCTACGACAATTGGTACAACTACAAGCACTTTTACTATTGAAGGGTGGATTTACCCTACGGCGGCGGCTGTTACAACCTCCAATATTCCCTCAATGGTAGGTGATATGACGCCAGCAAATACGGCATTGTATTGGGGGTTTGGCCCATTGGCGAGTGGTCTTTTGTCGTTTTATTGGTACGATGGGACAGCTAAATCAGCAGTAGGTAATACAACAATCGCTTTAAACACTTGGACGCATATTGCCGTTTCTGTAAATTCAAACGCTATTTCGTTATATGTTAATGGAACTCAACAAACATTAACTGGAACAACAACATTAACGAATAGAAATGGCGCAACAGGAACGCCCACATCGTTTGCTCAATTTAGTAATGCAGGAAGTTTATATACTGGTTACATATCTAATATCAGCATTCTTTCTGGAACCGCAAAATACAGCGGAAACTTTACACCTTCTACGACACCCTTAGCCACAAATACAACAAATCAAGTTTTGTTGTTTGCTGCTAGTAATAGGTTCGTTGATTCCAACACCGCTACCGCAGCTAAAACATTTACATTAACCGGCACCCCATCCGTCCAAGCCTTTAGCCCGTTCGCGCCCTCTGCTGCGTATAGCGTGGCCGCAGTAGGTGGTAGCGGGTACTTTGATGGTACGGGGGACTTTTTAAGTATTGCCAACAATACGGCGTTAAATGTTGGCTCTGGTGATTTCTGCATAGAGGCTTGGTTCAACGCATCAACTTTAGCGTCGCAACAAATTATAGTTAGCAACGCTGGTGCGTTTGGTTCAGACAATACACAAATTGATGTTGCTAGTAGTCAAGTTCGTTTTACAAGTTCCGCAACGGTATATTTGACTTCAAGTGGCACTGTAGTTGTAAACGCATGGAACCATGTTGCTGCTTGTCGTAGTGGAACGACGCTATCTTTGTTTGTTAATGGTTCTCGCCAAGCCACAGCAACTAATTCGACTAACTTTGCAAACGCGAATAACTACGCCTTTAACACAGGCGGCGCACCGGGATACGGCGGTCAGTTTACTGGATACATCTCTAACATAAGGGTGGTAAAGGGTTCGTCTGTATATGACCCAACACAAACAAGCATAACGATTCCAACTGCACCACCAACAGCGATCACCAACACATCGCTGCTAATGAACTATACCAACGCTGGCATCATTGACGCTACAGCAAAGAATGTGCTTGAGACTTTGGGAGATGCTAAAATAAGTACAGCTCAGAGCAAGTTCGGCGGGTCCAGCATGTACTTCGATGGAACGGGGGATTACTTATTTGCTAGAAGCATTCCAGATCTTACATTTGGTACTGGTAATTTCACAGTAGAAGGTTGGTTTTATGCCTCCTCGTTAGGTGGTCAACCTGTTTTACTTAATATTGGTAGTGATGCTGCTGGATTGGTGATTACTTTTTTAAGTAGCAAAATTTATGCGTATTTTGTTGGCGCTGGTAATGTGTTTGGAAGCGGCGGCGCTACATTAGCAACAAATACTTGGTATCACTTTGCTTGGGCCAGAAGCGGTAGTACCCATACTTTTTATATTGACGGAACTGCATACGGCTCTACTTACTCAAGCGCAGGTAATCATTCTAGTGCGGCCGGATTTACTGTGGCATACCCACAACCGGCTGGTTCAAATTATTTCACGGGATATATCGATGACTTACGTATCACCCGAGGGTTTGCACGTTACACCGCCAACTTCACGCCACCTGCTGCCACATTCCGATTACGATAAGTAACTATAAAGGTCAATTGCAATGTCATTTCCAAGCTCGCCAACTAACGGACAAACCACAACACTAAACGGCATTACCTACATTTACAATGCCACCAACAATGCGTGGAAACGGCAGGCTTTGACCAATATCTCAGTCAGTGGCACAGTTTCAGCGGCCAACATCGCAGTTACCAGCGGCGTTGTTTTCAATGACGCCAGCAGCATCACCAGCGGCCTGGTGTATGATCTAGATCAAATAGTAGCAGATGGTACAACTATTGCATTTAGCTTGAAGTACAACACAGCCAATGTCACAGTGTCAAATCCTTGGAATTTGTCAGTCACAATCAACGGACTGTTTCAGCCCGCATTCACAGAAGGTACTGACTCAGTTTGGCTCTCAAAAGTGTTATGCGCCAATTCTGGATACACAATCAGTTCAGGAAATATCAAATTTTCTGATTGCCCGCCCGAAGGCTCAGTGATCAGAGTTAGAACACAACCAGGATCAGCAAATCCAACACCAAAAATTTATCCATTTAAACCAGTTGATATTATGTTGGGCTTGTAACAGCTAAATAATCAATATATCGGAGTAATTATGTCTAGAAAAGTAATTTCAGAAGTTTATTATACATTCACGCCCAGCACTAGGACTATTGTTATTCCTAGAGCTATTCTCAGAGAGCGTTTTGTTCTAATAACTAACTTAAATACCAATCAAGTTATTTTCAATTTTTCAGATCCATCATTGGCATTTTCTACTCACAGTATTGCCACAGACGCTGCCGGAAATACCAGCACCACCATTAGTTTAACGTACAACACGTCTAGCATGAGCAGTCTAGACAAATTACAGATCATCATTGACGAATACGAAGAAAGCTTTAAACCAAACGAATTATACACCGATCCGGTCAATAAATTTCGTGTGAGCCAACCACAGGCCCTGATTGACACTGACTTTGAATACAGCACACAGGCCACAAAATGGGAAAGTTTGGGACTCACAAACAATCGCCCATTTGCTTTTTACAACACCAACACTCCTATCACAATTACAGGTGTCAATGCAACCAATAACTCAAGAACAATTACTGTGCTAACTAGCAGCCCACCAGCTGCAGGAACTCCAGTTTACGTCATAGATACCCTATTCGCCGGCGCAGATGGTTTATACATAGTAGATAGTGTTTCAGCTGGTACCAGTTTCTCTTACACAGCTCGAAGTGCCTATCCAGGCGTGACCGGAAGTATTTTTGTGAGCGGTGTGACCACAGCCTATTCGGGCAGTCTTTTCAGTAATGCAGCCATCACATACAGCAGCATTGGATTTTCAGGCAATTTACATACCGTAGTGACCAGTGTTCCTCATGGCCTAGCAGTAGGAAATGAAATTGGTGTATCCGGCACCAATCAGACCAATTCAAATGGTTCTTGGGTAGTGGCCGGAATTTCAAACAGTTCTGCATTTACCTACTATTCAATCTCTGCTCCAGCAGGTAACCCAACAGGTGGTAATATATTTGTGAGACCACAAGGGCAATTCTTACATAGAGCCTACGATGGTGGCGTACAATTCAGTACATTTACAGCCAGTCACAACGAGCAGATCATAAGACAAACACGCAGATACTTCCGTTACCAGAGTGGTAAAGGTATTCAAATGAGTACCGGTACTGTGGTCAAACCCAGTTTGCAAATAGATAGCGTCACAAGCAGTGGTACCACGGTAACAGTAACGACCAAAGTTGCACAATTTTTATCACCCGGGGTTTCGATCACTATTGATGGTTGTAATGAATCTGCTTATAACGGCACATTCACTATTGTAGATTCACTGGATCGATATAGATTTACCTACACAGCCTTGAGCACTCCCAGCAGTGCAACAGCCACAGGATTTCCCATAGTAACTATCAACAGTTGGACGGGTGCTGGTGTAAGATTGGGAATGTTTGATGATCAAAACGGAATATTTTTTGAATATGACGGACAACAATTGTACGCAGTTAAACGCAGTTCCACATTTCAAATTGGTGCCTTGGGCAACATCGCAGTTGGTGGAGCAGTAGTCACTGCTGCCACAAACAATGCAGCCACACCAACTTTTGCTAGACAACTGGCACCAAACGACTTCGTCAATATCAAGGGCATGACATATCGAGTGGTAGATATTGCCAGTGACAGCAGTTTTACCATAAATCCTCCCTATCGAGGCCTGATCAATGCCAACAATGCTGTGATAACAAAAACCATTGATCAAAGAATTCCACAAAGTCAATGGAACATTGATCGCGTTGACGGATCAGGTCCAAGCGGTTACCGACTAGACCTAGGCCGTATGCAGATGTTTTATTTGGATTACAGCTGGTATGGTGCAGGATTTATTCGTTGGGGCTTCCGTGGTTCATCAGGCGATATCATCTATTGCCACAAGCAGGCCAACAACAACATCAACTACGAAGCCTACATGCGTTCAGGCAACTTGCCTGGCAGATATGAAGTACACACATTTAGCAAAACAACCAGCTTGTCCTCTACCTTGGGCACTGGTGATGCCACCATGAGCGTGGTAAACAATCTTGAATTTCCCAGTTCAGGCGTGTTGTGGGTACATAATGCCACAGCCAGCGAGCATGTGGAATATACCGGTAAATCTGCTGCTGCAACTTTGAACTTTACACTCTCTGCCGGCAGCAGAACCATAACAGGAACAAGCACCACTGGTGTCAGTGTTGGTCAATTTGTACAAGGCAATGGCATACAGACCGGAACAACTGTACAAAGTGTTACAACCAATACCTCAGTGACCCTTAGCCAACCGGCCACATTTGGTGGCACACAAAGCATTAGTTTTGCACCATCATTTACCGGTCTCACCAGAGGGGCTCCAACAGTTACACAAGTGGTCACACAAACTGCCAACAGTGCTGTGGTAACAACCAGTAATACCACTAATGTGCGTGTTGGACAATATGTTGTAGGTACTGGTATTCCAGCTGACACTTTTGTGGCGGCTGTGACTCTCAATAGTTCAATCAGACTCACTGAAGCAGCCACATCATCTACTACACAAGGTATGATTTTTGGTGCGTTGGGCACAGGAGGACCGCAGACTTTTACAGTAACCGCCACAGCACCAACCGCGGTAGAACTGCACAGTCCAAGTTTTAGTCCAGTTATCAGTCACTGGGGTACCAGCGTGATCATGGATGGTAGATATGATGATGATAAATCTTTCGTATTCACACAAGGTATGACCACAACATTGTCTATCGCCGCAGCAGCTACTAATGCTTTATTAAGTTTTAGAATTGCTCCCAGTGTCAGCAATGGTATTGCTGGAACCACGCTGGGCACTAGAGAAATCGTTAATCGCATGCAGATGGTTTTACGACAGTTGGATTTTTCCAGCACTGGTCAGTTCTTGGTAACTCTTGTGCTAAACGGTTTTGTTGGTAATGGTTCAGTGGGTTGGCAAACAGTGGGCGGGTCTAGCCTGGCTCAATATGTGCCGCATCAAGGAACCACAACCATAAGTGGTGGTGAAACAATTTATGGTTTTTATCTAAACACAGCCGGTGGTAGTAACTTTACTACCACACAACAAGAACTAGACCTGGTCAGGGACATGGGATCTAGCATACTAGGCGGCGGTGAATCCAGAAGCAACACAGCATTTTACCCTAATGGTCCGGACATTATTAGCATCATGGTTAGAAATATTGGTGCTACAACTGCCACATGTGCATGCCGACTTTCTTGGACTGAGGCGCAAGCGTAATGATAACTTCTACGTCAGCGCAACCAATTTTGACAATAGGAGCCGAGCCGGCCACCTATTATCTATCTATGCAACCTTCTATTTCTGGGCGCAGCGGTGGTCAATACGTGTCGGCTACACTGAACTTTGATCCGTCATTGGGCACAATCACTACCAATTATGTGGCCATACGCCAGTCATTGGGTGTGGGCACTGCTGCATCAGGTAGGACTGGAGAGATACGTGCCACAAACGAAATTACAGCTTATTTTTCTGATGATAGACTCAAAAATAAATTGGGCAAAATTGAAAATGCACTAGATAAAATTTGTGCGTTGGAAGGATTTTACTACGAACCAAATTCTACTGCTCAAGAATTGGGTTATGAAATGAAAAAAAATGTTGGAATTTCTGCACAAAAAATGCAAGAAGTTTTACCTGAAATTGTTGCCCCTGCTCCTGTAGATAGTAAATATCTTACCGTACGCTACGAGCGAGCATTGCCTTTGATTATCGAGGCAATCAAAGAACTACGTCAAGAAATTTTGGAAATAAAGCGAGGTAACTAAAATTGCCAATTCCAGGACCTGGAGTACCAATATCCATAACAACAATTGTTACGGAGTTTGGTGGTACTGTACCCCACTCACTTAGTGAATATTACCGAGGCGGCGGCCTAGTTCCAAACAGTCCCACTAACGCAGCAATACCAACCTCTGGCCAAATAGCAATGGGTAATTTTTATGGAGCTGTTAATAGGGTATCTATACCTATTGTGCTCAGTTCGCCACAGACCAGTTATGACGTTTTTACCAATAGAGGGCCAACTTATGTAGCTGGAGCTTCTGATATCACAGTCACAATCAATCCAGGAGTAAATATTACGGCTCCTTCAACACCAGTATATGCCATGTTGGTGCCAAATGCGTTCAATCCTGCTGATACCGTAACTATTATCAACAATGGCTCAATTACTGGCTGTGGTGGCGCCGGAGCCGCTGGTGGCCCTTCTCCAGCCTCAGTAGGTGGCACAGGATCAGGAGGCGGAAACGCACTTTTTGTCAATCGTCCTACCACTATTCAAAATCCTGGCACGGTTGCTGGTGGAGGTGGCGGAGGTGGTGGTGGCGGTGCTATTAATGGTATTGCACCAAGACCTAAGAAAGCCGGTGGCCCAGTAACAAGATCATCAGGCGGTGGCGGTGGTGGTGGCGGAGCAGGTGGTGCTGGAGGCGCTGGCGGAGCAGGCGGCACCGGCGTGAATGCAGGCGGCAGTCCTGGTAGTGCTGGAACTGTGTCTGCTCCTGGCGCAGGTGGGCCAGGCGGCAGTGCTCCTTTTGCTCCAGTATTTCCAACATTTGTTGCTACCGGTGGTGCTGGAGGCGCTGGCGGCGCACTCGGAGCCAACGGTACAGGAGGAGGGACTGGCTCAGCAACTCCAGGTACTCCCGGTGCTGCTGGTGGCTCAGCCGGTGGCGCAGGAAATTATATTGTGGGCAATCCTTTTGTAACTTGGCCGGTTACAGGAACAAGATTGGGTGGAGTAGCTTAATAGGAAAACATATGGAACTTTTACACATGAAAATACACAGTTATGACGAAGAATCAAAGTCTTTAATAGTTTCTTTTGCCTCAGACAAAACATTACATCAAGATCCCAATCAGTATCGGGCATTGGCGTACCAACCATTGAATATGTGGCCAGGAGTTGATGACATAGAAGAAATTAAAAAAAGGATAGCCGTGGCAGGATTATGGATAGCAGAACAACAACAAAGAGAAGAAAGTTTTAGTGCTGACGAAAATAAAATTTCACAGTTTAAACAGTTGGCCGGACAAAGTTTCACTTATCTTGCTCAAGACCTGTTGCCTCCTGCTCCTGAATCAGAACAAATAGTAGAGATTTAAAATGAGCCAATTATTGACTATACACAAAGCTTTTGATTTAGCAATCGCAAGAGCATTTTTGCCAGTGGCAATTCCGGTTAATATTGAACCCATGTTGGAAAATGTTTTTACCGCTTCTTCAAATTTTGCTTATATTTGGTTAGTTGCACGAGGAAGTTGTACATTTACAAACACAGATACCGGTGAAACAATAGCTTGGGAAAAATTTGATTCAACTTTGTCAAAACCTCTTGGTACAGGAGAATGGCAAGCCACTATAATTGAGGACCTGGAGGTTTTTTGCATTAATCAACACATGAATATAGAAAAATTTCCAATTAGGAATTATGTTGAAACCTTTACAATGTTGAAAAATAATCAAACTGAATTGGCACAAGGAACACAATTATTTCTTGGAAGCGGTCAGATACAGATTGACAATCAAACTTTTGTTGGACCAAAACAGATAAAGATAAAAACTGAAAACAAAACCATACACGCACTAACAGATGTGGCAGGCTATATTGTAAAATAATTTATGAGATGTGCGTACCAAATTCCTATTAGTATAGATAGTTGTCAGCTGGTTGAAAAAAATTTAAAAATAATTTATAGTTACAATAGATTACAAAAATACGCAAATAATCTAGATGGAAATCCAGTTGCTATTGAAACATATGAAGTTTTAAATAGCGAAAATTTTGTAGATCAATTGCCTCACAACATATTGCAAAATGAAATACCAGGTGTGCAGGTGTTAAAAATACCCGCATCTGATGTACCTGACCCGGTTGTGGCAGCACATGTTGATGTGCGAAGAAATTGTGCTATCAACGTTTATTTAAAAACTGCAGGAGAAATAACCAATTTTTATACGTGGAACAAACAAGAAAAAAAATCCTATTTGCGAGAATCTTTTTGTTCAAAGACCGGACAAACTTGGTTGATGAATTCCACTGTTCCGCATTCGGTCACATTGGTTCCAAACACTGAACGAGTTATTCTTACTTTTAGTTTTAAAAAAATCAAATATGAAGAAATGGTACAATGTCTCAAAATAAATTAGCATATATTCCAAAACTTATACCAATAGAATTTTGTCATTTTTTTACACACGTTCTGTTGCGTTCAATGGACCTAAAACCAGGCGGCGATGATCAAATTCCCAATGCACGGGCCATATTAGACCACGAATACATGTTCGAAACTTTGCAAGAAAGACTTTGGCCCACTATTGAAAATATATTTGGCGAGCCATTGATTCCTACCTATGCTTATGCTAGACTGTATAGTAATGGTGATATTCTTGAAAAACACAGCGATAGGCCTGCTTGTGAAGTTAGTGTAACTCTACAACTGGGAAGATCACATCACTATGCATGGCCAATTTATATGGATGGACAGAGATTTGATCTAGGCGAAGGTGATGGGTTGTTGTATCCCGGGTGCGACTTAGATCATTGGAGAGACAAGTGCGATGGACCTCCAGGATATTATTCCGGGCAGGTATTTCTTCATTATGTTAGAAAAAATGGATCTTATTTGCAGGAAGCAGGTGATCAAACAGTTAGATCCAATTATTCATATCAAAAGAATAGAACGTACAATATGGAAACCAAATGAACGAAATTATATTAGATAGCGAACAAAGAATAGCTATATATGATAACCTATTTGATTTTCACTATAGAAATGATATATATGACTTTGCAACTAAAAGTTACTTTCAAATTGGTTGGGAAGATACACATAATTTAGAAAATTCAAAGCATCGTTATCTACACTCGTTGTATTCTCAAACTGATATCGATAACTTGGGCATAATTGAAAAAATCCAAAAAACACCAGCTGCTGAAGAAATTGTTGGATACGAAATAGAGAAAACTGTTTTGAATTTATCAACCCCAGCAGATTCTCATTTTATACACACACATCAAAACGACAAGGTGTTACTTTATTATGTAAATCTAAATTGGAATGATGGGTGGCACGGCGAAACCCTATTTTTTAAAAATGACACCCAAGAAATAGCTTTTGCAACTGCTTATGTGCCAGGAAGATTGTTGTGTTTTGACGCAAAAATTCCCCATACTGTGCGACCTCAATCGCATATAGCAAGTCATTATAGATTCACACTATCAATTTTTTTGAACAAATGTTAAAAATTATGGAGGCAATTGATGTTGTACAGTATTCCGCCACGAAACATTCCAGGTAAAGACAGTCTAGCATACTGGGACGGGTTTCTTACCAATGACGAAATAAATTCTATATTAGCGCAGCCTGAGTGGTTGTCAATGCAGTCTGCCGAAGTTGGTGGATCTGCTGATAATGGCATTGTAAGTCCGGATATAAGAAAAGGTAACGTGTCTTGGCTAGGAACAAAACCAGAATTACATCCAATATGGGACAAGCTGGCTAGAGCAGTGGCTGAAGTCAATAGTAGATATTTTCACTTTGACCTAACTGGATTTTACGAGCCAATGCAGCTGACTTTATACACCGATGACAACAAAGATCACTACAGCTGGCACACAGATGCTTCGCCCAATGACACTCATGCGCCACGCAAGTTATCTATGTCTATGCTACTGTCTGATCCATCTGATTTTGAAGGAGGTGAATTTCAAGTCAAAACCACTAATGATGACGTTCAAACTTTGGATTATGTAAAAGGGCGGGCATGGTTTTTCCCTTCATACACGCTGCACAGAGTTGCACCGGTAACCAAAGGTGTGCGTAGATCTTTGGTGCTTTGGATAGGCGGACCGCCTTTCCGCTGATTTTAAAATAAATACACAATGGCGGTCAGGAACCCAAGTGCAAACAATACGCAAGCTTTTTAGAACCAACTATCACGGCGAAGATGTTCATTCTTCGGCCATCTACAGAGAAGGCGAGTGGAATTACGGCAAGGAATTTATTGCCAAATCTGTTCATAATCAACGATTCATGCAGAAAGCAGTCGTGATAGGCAACGGCACAAGTAGGTTGGGTTTTGATCTAAATCTTTTCAAAGGACGCAATGTTCAAACATACGGTTGTAATGCTCTCTATAGAGATTACACACCTGATTTTTTGGTAGTTGTAGGATCACAAATGGCACATGAAGTGAGACAATCACGATTTGTCAAAACCAATGTTGTGTATAGTACTCATGAAAATATTTTGAGTTATCCTGGTATTTTCCATGTGATACCACAAAACCCAGGTTGGAATGCAGGTGCCATTGCCGCTTACTTGGCCTGTTTTGACGGACACACAAAAATATATTTGCTGGGTCATGACGGATTGGACACTGTGGGTCATTATGATAATGTGTATAAAGACACCAACGCTTACACTGACTATAACAACACCACAGATACCTACTGGGCATTGTCAATGACACATGTTTTTAGAACTTATCCGTTGGTAGATTTTGTGTTAGTAAATAGCACCGGAAGCGGTTACATACCTGCTCAATGGCAAGATCATAATAATTTACGTAGAATTAGTTTTCGTGATCTAGTACTAGAGTGTGATCTCTAAAACTTGCTCAAAAGTTTTTATTTTACTTACAATAGCTTGAAAGTTAAAAGTCCGCCATACTCCGGGATGTAAAGGTTTTGGATGATCTGCTATTGTGGTCCATGCATACCCTCTGTGTTCGTCGTTCAGCTCTGGCACAAATTCTTTTTCAACCGTTATCAAATAGGTATGATATTCAAAATTGCCTTGATCACTGGTAAATTTTTCTAGCGGTACTATTTGATTGTATTCTACAAGATTAATTTCTTCAATCAATTCTCTATGCAAGGCTTCTATTGCGGTTTCTCCGGGTTCAACACCACCGCCAACCAAGCCCCAGGACCCTGCATGTCGTTTTTGATTTCTCAATAAGAAAAGATATCTTTTGGTTGTGATACTGTAAATTAATGCACCACAACCTATATGATAAGACTCCACTCACCACCTCGATAAACACCTTCCACTGATTTGACCCAAGCTTCGCCGGTCCAGCGGTATTGAATTCCTGTTAATGTGTTAGTAACATATTCTGTTGACGTTTCATTTTGACTGTCAAACACCACTTGCCAAACGGAACCAGTGTATTCTACAATATCATTTTGATTGGCTACCAGATCATTCCAGACTGTGCTTCCTTCTAAATTGGCATCATTGCCTATGGAATCAGTCAAAAGATATCTGGTACCTGTACTGGGCGATAACAAATTGCTATCCACTTTGACATTCAAAGGATTTATGATTGCATTGATTGGCGGCAAGGTATTTGATGGCGCAGTATCTTCAAATGGATCAAACAGTAAGAGATATGGATCAGTTGGGTGATAAGCAATACTTCCAATTAATTCTGTACCAGTTGGCAAAGCCAATCTGATTTCAGTACTGCCAGTAATCAATGTGCCATATACTTCAATCAGTGCTTTCCAGGTAACCGGAGCGCCTGAGGTAATAATGTTATCTTCAGAATCTACAATTTCTTGTTTCTTCAATAACTGTAGTTGATTGCCTGTGTATAATACACCATAATCCAACGGTGTTACATAAACTCTACTGATCAAATTGGACAACACAGTATCGTCACTGAACGCACCTTGTTCGTCATATATACTACCAATAAATTTTTGTATAACGCCAAGACGTTTTACTTTAGCTGGTGCGCTGATCCAGATTGGCATGGTAAAAGTCAATGAAGCAATATCAATTGTTTCATCAGCCCCGGCTGGCACAGTTCTTGATGTCCACAACACATTGGTCAATTCCACATAACTCAAACTGCTCCAATCCACATAGTTGTCAGTGCTTTGAATTTCAAGACTAGGATTAAACAACACTGCCAGTTGTTCGATCAATTGCATTTTTTGTTCGGTGTTGCTGGTCCAAATGTCCAGTTTTACTTCTAGGTTGTAAGGGACCGGCATCAAACGTTCAATAGTGTAGCTGTCGCCTTGCTGCGTTCCATACAGACCTGTTTCGGCATCGTATTCTCTTTCACGAATATTCATTTTACTGACGAACGTGGGTTCCTGCATTCGATCTTGAGCATAGGTAAAGCCACTTATGTAGGCACTCATGGCTGGCACAGCATTGAGTGTGTTTTCACTGTTGCCTCTCAATATGGTTGCGCCTTGTCTGCTGGGATCACCATAATACACAGGCACTCGTTGTAAGGTGCGTGTGCCGTCACGATCCTTGCCAAATTCAACTTCAAAATTACTTACAATTCGCATGAACTGTACCAAGAATCTGCGTATCTGCCCGTCGTAAAAATATAATTGCGCCATTAATTGTCTGCCTTGGGTCTTAGTGCCTGGCTTAGGCTTTGTCTTTCGCTCACTTCACCGCTGTTGTTTGTGAATGTGTTTGTATTATTTACAAAGCCGCTGCGCAGAGTTTGATTATTTGCACCTGGTGTGAGCGTGGTTCTCACATTGTCTTCGATCTTGACCCATCTGCGACCATCCCATCTAAACAGTCGGTTAGGCAAATAATCTATTCGTAGGGCATAATCTCCCACCAATGGATTTGCGGGAAATGCAATACCCGAATAAACCGGCAGTCCATTGGGTGCCTTGCCGTCACCGGTCAAATAACCCTCAACAGTTGAACTTGGACTGGCTATGCCGCCACTGCTTTCTGCTATTCCGCTATCACCAGTTACAGCTCCATTATCCGCAGTGATACCTTCTGGATCTCCAGGGTAAGCATTATCTTCTGTGGTTGGTTTTATGTAGATGTGATCAATATCATAACCACTGTAAGGTACATTGGTTTCGGCTTCTCTCAGTATGGCATCGTTAATTTCTATGTATTTGCTGATAATACTGGTTACTGAACCCAGTGTCACATTACCGGTATTGCCATTGATATCGGTATCAACCTTGATTTGATTCAGTATGTCTTTGTATTCTTGACTGTCGGTCAGCGGATTGATTTTTACACGCCACAAGTGTGGCCACCAGGTGGCACTAAATCCTTCGGCAGCGTTGTTGCAATCGCTGATCACGTAATACCTTTTTAAGGCCACTGGCAAGCTGTCGTCTAGGGGATAGTAATCTTTTAGGTGCATCAATTCAATAACATCACCTGGCATCAGTTTGCGACCCAAAGTAGCTACCATGTCAGTTATATGAAACACCATGAACAGGGTGCCGGTGTTTAAAAACATACCAAACTGACTCAAATCAAACGTCATGTCTTGCACAGTGTATATGCCACGCATGCTGTATACATCGGTATCGTATTTTCTGTCACGATTTTCTACAAACAGCAGATCCTGTATGTTGAGTGCAGATTGATTGATATAACTGGGCTTGGCTGCATCTGTATAAAATTTTACAGTTGCGCCAGATGCAACAGCACTGGTAGTGCTGGCACTGAGTGTGACAGTGTTGGCAGTTTTGGCTGCAACTGTGGTGCCGGTAGCGACACCTGTGGCTGTGACGAACATGCCCAGGTCAATGTTGCTGGTTGTGGCAAAGTTCAAAACGGTTCCAGCTGTGGCCTGTGCGCCACTGGTGGTTTTTGTGGTATTTTGTTCGTTGATGCCGAGATACTTATGCACCAGTATGCCGGTACCGCCTACAGTAAATAATTCGCTTATTTTCCTGTCAAAGTATTTGTAGTCGTTGCTATGGGCTCCGTCTTTCCAAACTGATAATCTTGGCACAATTGTTTCCTGTTATTTTATATTTAGCGGACACCCAAATTGACACAAATTAGGTTTTGCTATATACTAGTACTATGAGTGATTTTAATTCGCTGGACGATTGGCCCGCAATAGATACTCAAATTAGACGTAATCTATGGGCCATGTACAACTTGACCAACAAACGCCAAATGGAACGTATGTACAGGAACTTGGAGTCAAGCGTAACCGAACTTAGCCAACTAAACGTAGAGCGTCGCAAACATGGACACAGTGTTCGCTACGACGATCAGTTAGCAAAAGTACAACAAGAGTTGCAAGAATTGCAATCGTGGCTCATGTTTGCAACACTGCTTGACGAAAAACCCAAAGAATAGTATAATTATATTTTGTACAACTCAAGGAGCTTGCTGTGGCACTAGCACAATCTATCAAAGCACCCAAAAAAGCCCCACCCAAAAAACGCGATCCATTGTTTGCTGATGAGAAGCACACAGGTCGTGAGCCAGTGTGGGACACTGAACGTGCTCTAGCAATGACGCAAGAAGAGTTTGATCATCACTTGCGTAAGAGTTTTTTCTACTACAATTACTTTTATAGTGCCAAAGACCTAAAAAAGTATGTTGCGGATTGGATGAAGGACCATTACAGCAAAAACGAAGTCAGTCGTTTTATTCGCAGTAGCGATAGATTGCTGCCTATTACAGTATGCAGCTTGATCAAATCACACAAGCAGGGCATGCCGTTGCGAGCAAAAGAACTCAGTTATGTAAAAGATCGCCTATACGAGATCATCAACAGCGATATACCCGACGAACCCGCAGCAGAACAAAAAACAGTAGCACCTGCAGCAGTCAAAACTATTCAGGACAGACTGAACGAAAAAACCAGTGAGCACCTGGGCCATTTTGAAGGCTTGTATGATGAAGTGGTTGCAGGTGGCACAGTTGATCCCAAGGCCTATGATTACCTTGTGTCTAACGCAGTACCACAGAGTCAAATCAAAAAGTTTGAAGACCTGTTCATGGCTCGCAAAACTGAACTGGGCGAAGCACTTGGTCGAGCCGATGAGCAAATAGTAGAAGCATACCGTCATTACAAAGCAGCCGACTACAAGCGTCATCACGCATTTATACAAAGCATTCTGGATGCGCTGGATCAGTATCGCAATGTGAAAAAGGCTACCAAAAAAGCCCGAGTCAAACGTGCGCCCAACAAAGAAAAAGTTGTCAGCAAGCTCAAATACATGCGAGAAGAAAAGACACTCAAGCTGGTGAGTATCAATCCTGTGGATATCATTGGCGCACAAGAGCTGTGGTGCTACAATACCAAAACACGCAAACTGTACAAGTATATGGCTGACAGTGTAACTGGGCCATTGGGTGTCAAAGGCACTACACTAACCGGGTACAATGAATCCGCAAGCATTGGCAAAACACTGAGGAAGCCCGAAGAAAAACTCAAAGAGTTTGCCAAAGCGGGCAAAATACAGTTGCGCAAGTTTTTAGAAGATATCAAGGCCACAGAAACACTGGGCAACGGCAGGCTTAATTCGGACACTGTTCTCCTTCGAGTACAATAAATACTTGTACTTTAGGAACATGGATGTCTAACCCTTTTACTGGTAATGTAGTAGCGGACACTACATATTTTTACGCTAACGGCGTCTTAAAATCCGATAGTCTTTACAATCCGGCCACAGGAACAGGATCGGGTCACATTGAGTTTGATCCAAACGCACAGTGGTTGGACAGCCTCAACAAACGCCGTTCGGATATCACAGACTATATCCGCATGCGCCTAGGTGATGGCATAGTAGATGTTGAATTGGACAAAGAACACTACGACATGGCTATCAATCAGGCCTTGGTCAAGTATAGACAGCGGGCAACAAATAGTGTGGAAGAAAGTTACGCATTTCTAAAACTGTTTCCGGAAACACAAGAAATCATATTGCCTGACGTGGTCATGGATGTTAGAGCTGCCTACAGACGCGGCATTGGTTCAGTGTCGGGCACAACTGCCAGCCAATTTGAACCGTTTGCAAGCGGATATTTGAATACTTACATGCTGGTGGCAGGTAGAGTGGGCGGCTTGCTCAACTACGAACTGTTTGTGGATTATCAAAAGTTGGCCATGCGCATGTTCGGTGGTTATTTGAACTTTACGTTTAACAAAGTGACCAAAAAGCTGACCTTGATACGTAAAATTCCATTTGCAGGCGCTAATGCAGATCCTAACGGATTTGAAGATGTGCTATTGCATCTTTACAACTACAAACCAGATGCAATGATACTGAATGATGTACAGTCATTTCCGTGGGTGCAAGAGTACGCCTACAGTTTTGCTAAATTGATTGTGGGTGAAGCTAGAGAAAAATATGCCAGTTTGCCAGGGCCACAAGGCGGAACACAGTTGAATGGTGCCACACTCAAAGGTGAAGCCAAGGCAGAAATGGAAAAGCTGGAGCAAGAATTAAAAGATTTTGTTGATGGGTCAATGCCGTTAGGCTTTGTCATTGGATAATGAAGATTAAAGATATCATACAAGAAAGCGTGGGCGAACTCAAAGATAGCCAACGCAGAGCCACTAGAGGCTTGAACAGATTCACTGACGGTAAAAAATGGAACAGTGATTACACACTGTATAGACTGGGGCTGGCACTAGCAGCTACCGACGGCAAAACCATGCCCGAAGTTGATGAAGAATCCTGGCTTGGTAAATGGAAATTGACAGCGCCTTACAGTCAAGAAGAGCAAGAAATGCTCAAATTGGCTTACAAAGCAGTTCATGCCAATCACGAAGATATGAATCACGGCGATCTACGCAGTCAAGAAGGGCCTACTGTTCACAAAGACAGTCCTGTGGCCAAGCCTAAAAAGAACCGGTACGGCGTTTGACTTTGTGCAACAACAGTATTAAAATGCTCCTTAGGGGGCATTTTTTATGATCATAGGAATCACAGGCTTCATCTCTTCCGGCAAAGACACAGTGGCCAATTACTTGGTAGCCAAACACGGTTTTGTTAGAGACAGCTTTGCCGGCACACTTAAAGATGCTGTGGCACAGGTGTTTGGGTGGGATCGGGAACTGCTGGAAGGACTCACACCCGAAGCCAGAGAGTGGCGCGAACAGGTGGATCCTTGGTGGGCCAAGCGGCTTGACATGCCCCGACTTACCCCTAGATACATGCTACAACTGTGGGGCACCGAAGTTTGTCGCGGCGCATTTCACAACGACATCTGGATTGCCAGCCTGGAAAACAGACTGCGTAAAACCACTGAAGACATTGTAATCAGCGACGTGCGTTTTCCCAACGAAATAGCTGCTATTAGAAAACACGGTGGCATGTGCGTATGGGTCAAACGTGGTGCATTGCCCGAGTGGTATGACTGTGCGCTACGAGAAAATACCACACACGAAGATAGGCAATGGCTACTAGAGGATGCTGGGCAATTGATGCCACAGCGATATCCCAACGTGCATCACAGCGAGTGGGCCTGGATTGGACAAACTTTTAATCACGAAATCGAAAACAACGGCACTATACAAGAACTTTACAGCAAGGTCAATAATCTGCTACTAGCGGACTTTCACGCCAGGTAGTTTTAGTAGAGTTAAGTTCTATCCTGCAATTTGCACACACACTACGCAAGTTGATCCAGTTGTTGTTTTTTAAATTGCCGTCAAGATAAAAAACAAATATTTGATTTGAATTTTTGGCTTTAAAATTGCAACGCTCACACACAAGTTTTTTCTTGTATCCTGTCTTGGTCCAGCCGGGCATTTCTTTGACTTGCCTGCCTTTTCTAGCACAACTGGCACATGTTTTTCTGTAATAGGTTTTTGCGCCCAATTTGTAATTGACTGCTGCAGGATTACCGCGACATTGAGTGCAGAGTGGTCTTTGCATACCTTTATTTATAAGTAAAACCTTTTAAAGGCACCTCATCAGAGCCAAATTTATTATCCTTTTTATAAATACAAACAAATGTTTTGTTAAAGGATAAAAACATGGCACTAGTATCCCCAGGTATAGAAATAACCGTTACAGACGAAAGTCAATATATTCCAGGTGCAGTAGGAACTGTTCCTCTAATTATTCTAGCAACTGCTCAAGATAAAACCAATCCATCGGGCACGTCGGCTACAGACACTACTGCTGCTCGTGCAGGTAAGTTATTGACTTACAGCAGCCAGCGTGAATTGATAGCATCAATGGGCTATCCCAGTTTTCAACAAAGTGCAGCAGGCACTCCATTAAATGGCGACGAGCGTAACGAATACGGCCTGATGACTGCCTACAGTGTGTTGGGCAACGTCAATAGAATCTATGCAATTCGTGCAGACATAGATCTAGACGAACTTGAAGGTACAAGTGTTCGTCCAATTGGAGCTGTAGCAAACAATACACATTGGATGGATTTGACTGAAAGTGTCTGGGGAATCAATGAATGGGATGCAATTAACAGTCAATTCACCCTTAAAACTCCTTTATTGATTACTTCTATTGCCAATCAAACTCTATCCGGTGGCATTTATGTTCCTAATGACTCAATTGGCCAGATTGGAAGCTATGCAGTTTCTTTTGGTACAGGTAGCAATGCAATTTTGTTTTACAAAAATAGAAGCAATGTCTGGGTAAGAATTGGTACTAGTGCATGGGCACAAAGTTGGCCCACAATCAAAGGCACTGTGACTTTTGCAACTTCCAGCACAACTGCTATTCCGGCAAGCAGTCCGGCCGCTGCATTAACAATCAACGGTACCACAGTAACAGTTGGTAACACAGGGTCAGCCAGAACTATTGCGCAGGTAGTTTCAGCAATCAATGGTGCTGCAATTGATGGAGTCACCGCTGCTTACATTGAGGGCAGACTAGAATTATATGCCACAGATGCAGCCGAAAGCAATGGCACAACAGCTGATGGAAAAATTCTAATTTCTAATTCATCAGGCACTCCAATGGCAAGTCTAGGCTTGGGCTCATCTGGTAGCAGCTATGCAAATCCAAAATTGACTTTTGGCACTTTTGCTGAGATCCCGAGCTGGCGCAGTACAGATACAGTACCTCGTCCAAGTGGTAGCGTGTTTATGAAACTGGGTGCCACAGGCAGTGGTGCTGATGTAGTTATAAAGAGATACAATTCAACCACACAAAGTTTTACCACACTAGGTACAGAATTTTTTAATAGAGCAGAAGATGCAATTTTTGGTCTAGATCCAGCCGGTGGCGGCAATGGAATTGTTGCCGGAACAGTGTGGATTGCATGGGATCCTTTGCGTGACAATTCTGACGCTTTCAAACCATATCGTAGAAGAGTAACAGGTCAAACTGTTGTGAGTGGCACTGCTATTGCTGCAAACCCATTCACTGCCAGCGACGAACTTACCATTGCTGTAACAGAAATTGGATCCAGTGACGTAACTGATTATACAGTGATTTTATCTGGAACTTCGCAAGCAAGTTTTATATCAGATATTTTGGCGTTGAATATTCCTGAAATTACTGTTAGTGTAGAAAACAATATTATCACATTTACACACATTTTTGGTGGTGATATTTACTTGACAGATGTAACAGGAACTCCAACTGCTGATGCAGGATTTTCAAGTAGCACCACTGGAACCATACTGTATGGCAATATCTTGGCACTCACAAACTGGGAGTCATTGACATATACATACAGCACAACCGAACCATATCGTGCGCCTGCAGATGGAACATTATGGTATTATAGCGACCCTGCTGCTGTTGATATCATGATTAATGATGTAGGTGGTTGGAGAGGTTATAGAAGTTCATACTGGTCCGGTAAAACTGATGCACGAGGATACACATTGTCCAACACTGATCCAGAAGGTGTTATTGTTAGCGCCAGCGAACCACAATTCCAAAGTGATGGTGTGACAGCACTGGTAGCAGGTGATTTATGGCTTGATAGCGGTGATTTAGAAAACAGTCCTGTGATTTATCGCTATGATGGCACAGATTGGATTTTGATTGACAACACTGACCAAGTGGGACAAAACGGCATTGTGTTTGCTGATGCAAGATGGGACACTGACGGAACCACTGATGTGATCACAGGTTCATTGCCTGCCATCACAGAATTGCTGGCCAGTGATTATCTTGATCAAGACGCTCCTGATTACAGACTGTACCCACGTGGAATTCTGTTGTTTAACACACGTCGCAGTGGTTACAATGTAAAACAGTTTGTGAGCAACAAGTTTAATGCCAATGCTTACCCTACTTTACCAACAGTACCTGGAGCCGGCGGTTCATTGCCTACCATCAAAGACACTTGGCAGACAGCAAGTGGATTGAAGGATAACGGAAGCCCTTACATGGGTCGTCAGGCACAAAGACGCATGATTACAGCAGCCATGCAGGCAGCATTAACTGCCAGCACAGAAATCAGAGAAGATCAATATCAGTTCAATTTGATTGCTGCTCCAGGATATCCTGAATTGATTGACGAAATGGTTGCTCTAAACAACGACCGAGCTCAAACAGCTTTTGTTGTTGGTGATACACCCATGCGTCTAGCACCCAATGCGGTAGATATTGTCAATTGGAGTAATAACACCAATGGTGATGGATTGGCTACAGCTTCTCCATATCTGGGTGTATATTATCCAGCTGGCCAGTCTTCAGACTTACAAGGCAACAGTATTGTTGTACCAGCGAGTCATATGGCATTGCGTACAATTATCTTCAATGACAATGTAAGTTATCAATGGTTTGCACCAGCAGGCACACGTCGTGGTTTGGTGGACAATGCAACCAATGTTGGATACATTGACAGTGCCACTGGAGAATTTGTATTTGACAGTATTAGACCAGGTCTAAGAGATACACTGTATGAAAATAGAATCAATCCAGTGACCAATTTGCCAGGAGTTGGCTTGGTAGTGTGGGGTCAGAAAACTAGAAACCCAACCACAAGCAGTTTGGATCGTATCAATGTTGCACGTTTGGTTAATTATCTACGTACAATTTTAGCCACTGCTGGTAATGCTTTCTTGTTTGAACCAAACGACAAGATCACTCGTGATCAAATCAAGAATGTTATCAGTGGTGCAATCAATGACTTGGTTTCCAAGCGTGGTATTTACGACTATTTGGTAGTGTGTGATGATTCAAACAACACTCCAACACGTATTGCACGTAACGAACTATATGTAGATATTGCAATCGAACCAATGAAAGATGTTGAGTTTATTTACATCCCAATTCGTTTGAAGAACCCAGGCGACATTGCAGCAGGAATATAATATGGGTATATATTGGGGTCTAGGTGGCCCCAATAGTTTCCAATAAAATTTTGGTAAATACCTATAACAGGAGAATAAAATGGCAATTGCCTCATTAAACAAATTTACAGTTCCTTTAGCCACAAACCAGAGTGCCAGCACACAAGGTTTGTTAATGCCAAAACTTAAATATCGCTTCCGTGCGGTATTTGAAAATTTTGGAGTCAGCACAGATAGAGTCGAACTTACCAAACAAGTAGACAGTATCAGCCGTCCCAATTTGAACATGAATCCATTTGCTATTGATGTGTATAACTCAAAAGTCAATTTGATTGGTAAGCCCACATGGGAACCGGTCAATGTAACTTTACGTGATGACGCTGGCGGCAACGTAAGTAAATTGGTTGGCGAACAAATTCAGAAGCAGTTTGACTTTGCAGAACAAAGTTCTGCAGCGGCCGGAATTGATTACAAATTTATATTGAGATTTGAAATGTTAGATGGTGGTAATGGTGTTCATACTCCTAATATTTTAGAAACATGGGAACTGTATGGCTCTTTACTGGCCACAGTCAATTACGGCGAAATGGCCTATGGTGAAAATGGTCCAGCCACAATTACTCTTGGTGTTGTCTATGACAATGCAATACAGACTCCAACTGGTACAGGCATTGGCACACTGGTAGGACGCACATTGGGTACAGTGATTACTGGTGTAACCTGATAATATTTTTACTTTTACAGGCCCGGTTTCGACCGGGCTTTTTTTTGAAATAAATAATATAAAGTGGAACAATATGCCTAATATTTTTGATGGTTTTTTAACACAGATAACAAAAGGCGACAGTGTCAAAGATTTTAGACACGCCAGTCGTTTGTTTGTTGATAACAATTATGAACTAGCTCCAAAATACACATGGTTGTTTCATGTGTATTTTGATTTGAATCCTGAAGTTGCAACTTTGCCAGAAAGGCAACAAATTGAAGCAGGCATGTTAGTTAAGTCAGCTGATCTTCCAAAATATAGAGTTGATACAAAGACATACAACAATTATAACAGACCCTATGTAGCACAAACCAAAGTAAGATACGAAGAACTCAATATTGTGTTTCATGATGATTCTGCAAATTTGATTAGAAAACTCTGGTTTGATTATTTTAATTACTATTACCGTGATATGGATAACAATTACGGCGATGCTACTGGTGCGTTAAACGAAGTCTATAAAAAAAGTAATTTACAAGTGTTGGGACAAAGAAATTTATACAACAAGTTTGGATACAGTCCTAGAAAACAAAGTTACAATTCAAAGAATTATATCAATGCTATCAGGATATACAGTCTTCATAAAAAAAGATTCAGTGAATACACAATTATCAATCCAATTATAACTTCATTCAGGCATGGAACACATGTTAATGGACAAGATACTACATTAGAAAACACTATGACCATTGCCTATGAAAGTGTGCTTTATGCCAGTGGATCAGCTCGAGTGGCAAGAGGATTTGCTGATTTACACTACGACAAATCTCCTAGTCCATTGACAGTGGCCGGTGGGGGAACAAATACAATATTAGGGCCAGGAGGCATTGTCAATGCCTTGGATGAAGTTATTCAAGATGGCAGCGATAGAAAATGGGGAAGTAGTGCATTCAAATTGCTACGAGGATATGAAAAAAACAAAAACACTAATTTTTTAAATTTGGCACAGGGAGAATTGACACAATCTCTCACTAACATTTTACGTTCTACAGCATCAGGTGGTGGAATATCGGGCGGTGTCAATGCAGCAGCCAACCAAACTTTTTTTCCATATAGAGGTACAGATTCTGGACCGTCATTTCAATCAGCACTTGCAACAAAGACCACTGCTGCACCCGGCAGCGTGGCCAGCAATGGATTTAACATCACTGCCATAGGTGCAACAGTGGCCGGCGGGGTAGCGTCTGCCATTCGAGGTAATCCATTTGCTGCTGTTGGCAGTCAAATATCAGGATTAGCTACAAATATTACGGGCAGAATAACCGGTGCAGATCCAAATAAAATTGTTAATTTGAGTAAAAATGCTGTTGGAGGATTGACAGGAACAGGTACCAGTTCATTGCCAACCAATTCATTCCAGGCGGCAATTGAGAAGGCCAATAATAAAAACAAGGCATTTGCAGTGAATGATATTGCTAAAACAGCCGCCGAAGTAGCTACTGCCAGTGCGCCATTGGTTACACAATTGAATCCTACTGTGGCTGCATTTACTACTGGCACAAACTTGTTAGCAACTGCAACCAATGGTCTAGATATAACACCATTGAGAAACTTACAAGTTCCGGCAAATTCACAAGTGGCGGCATCAATTGCCAATTCTAATTTGACTGCAGACGCAGGTTTATCAACAGCTGGTAAGACTTCAACCAATGCTGCAGGCAGTGGGTTCGTAAATGGTAACTTTGGAAGTGTAAATACCTGATGATTCAATCTAACAGCAAAATATTTACTACCACTCTGTTTGGAGTAGGAACGGATCAAACCAGTTCGGACTTGGTTAATAAAGATTTATCTACACAACAAGAGTATGTTGGTTCAAGTACGTTTTCAAATTTAAGTACCAGTTTGCCTCGCGTGCCTTCAAACCAACGTGTGGCCAAGGATAATTGATGAAATCACCTAATCAAAACATTACATATCCAACCAATCTTACTGGTATCAACACTAATAATATATCACCGCCTGATACTAGAAATTTTTTTAATAATTATTTTAACTTTCCTATAGAAGTCAGTTCCAATATTGATGCAGCTATAATTGCGCATTTTGAAACTGCTGTTGGCAGTAAAGAATCAGCAATGGCGTTGGCCAGCGCACTAATATATACAGCCATTAAACAAGGACTCAATCCAATGAATGTTCTTGATGAATTCAAAAATTATCCTCCCGACCAAATTGATCTTTATGCGGCTTTGTTTTTAAACTTTGAAAGAATAGGAACTAGCTTTTTGGGACTTAAAACCAGTCCGCAGCAAAACAAATATGTCAAAAGATCAATACTGCCATAATGAAATACGCCAATGGTTTTTATCAGGTTCTCAATCCCAACAAATATGTAGGAAAAAAAGTTCCGCATTATAGAAGCAGTTGGGAACACAGCTTTATGAGATTCTGTGACAACAACCCGGCTGTGATACACTGGGCCAGCGAAGCAGTACATATTCCCTATGTGAATCCTTTTACCATGCGCAACACCATCTATGTACCAGACTTTTTAATTATCTATCAAAATAAAAACGACGAACGTATAGGCGAATTGATTGAAATCAAGCCAGGCAAACAGACCACACTGGAAGCAGCCGGTAAGAGTGTGAGAGATCAAGCCGCGGCTGTACTCAACATGCACAAATGGGCTGCTGCCAACGCCTGGGCCAAACAACAGGGACTACGCTTCAGGGTAGTAACCGAATCAGATATGTTCCACCAGGGCAAAAAGGCTCGGTAAATACCTGCATGACCAAAAAATTATCAGAACTATTTGACTTACCTGACTTGCCATCAACAGATTCAGCTGAAAACAGCGAAGTGTTGCAGACCATTGCAGACAATCGCGAAGCTATTGCAAGAGTTGATGAAGCCATAGACAAAATTGACGTAGCACTCCCAACGGTGAGAGATCTAGAAGCTAGCGATCAGGAAATGGATGAACTGGCAGACCTAGCCAAAAGCAAGTTTGAGGATCTAATGGATTTGGGCATGAACATGGATCCCAGATTCGGCGGGGTTGTATTTCAAACAGCAGGCACATTATTAGGACATGCTATCACTGCCAAAACAGCCAAAATGGACAAGAAGCTGCGCATGGTGCAACTACAGTTACAGAAGGCCAGACTGGATCATCAGATCAGCAAAGAAAATCCAGAAGATCGGCCCGTGGATGGTCAAGGCATAGTGCTGGATAGAAACGCACTGCTGGAACAGATTCTTCAAAAGAACAAAAACACATAAATACTCTATAAACAGGATCAAACCTATGAAAAGTCTTCACGATTATATAGCCCAACGTAATTCAAACTACGCATTCAGGATCAAAGTTGCCAAACAAAATCCTAAAGATATCATGGAAGAAATCAAGCATGCTCTTGATGCCTATGAACTGGTAGATATCACTGCACCAAAAAGCTTGCCAGTACAAGAACACAGAGAGTTCCCAAAATGGGGACCATGTGAGTGCTGGCAGTTTGAAGCCACTGTGGCCTACCCAACTACACAGGTGCAAATTGCACAACTATTAAAAGAGCGTACAGGCATGCAAGCCGAGTGGGTATGTGTATATGGCAAGCAACAGGCCGACGACAATGATGCATTTGAAGCCTACGGCAAAGATCACGAAGGCTCATTGCTGTTAGATGGCCAACTCAAGGATGTACCAGGCGGCCAAGATCTAGTAGGCGATCGTCGTAAAGACAGTTTGCTGCGAGAACTAGAAGAATCTATGCCTCGTAAAGAAGCATACGATAATCCGCTGTCGGATGTAAAGCAAAGTCCAAGCAAGACTCCTAATGCACAAACAACCAACCAATTGCCACAAGGTACTCGGAGCCCAGTAGGAAGCCAGCAAAACAAATTACCACCCGTTAAAGGAAAGAAAAAATGAGCAACAACATTTATGATATCTTAAAAAAGATGCAAAGCCTAGAGGCTCCTGCTGCCAAGACACAGCTCACTGAGAGCCGGTCAATGAACACCGTTAAGGAATTACACCATGAAAGCAAGAAGGAAAAACAGACTCGTAAAGGCACGATTGCTGAAGCAGTTGCGCAAGTCGAACAACAACTAAACGAAAAGTACATGGGCTTTAAGAAAGCCGCAGCGGCTGGTAAAAAATTAGGCGAAGGTGGATTAGATCCTAATCTAAAAAGTCCAAATTTTGACAAGTATAATACAATGGATCGTGCTCAACAAGCCCGCACAGGAAAATATGAACCTGATGTAGGATCTATAGGTGCCTGGGAAAAAGATGTTCAAGGACAACAAAAATACAAATCAAGAACTGAACCAGGCATCATTAATAAAGTAAAAGATACTTTTGGTTTAGACAAACCTGATCCAGCATATGGTCCTAAAACAAATGAAGGTGCGGTAGAAGAAAGTGGTCTACAAGCTTACCTAGGTAAAAAGAAATACGGCGAAACTGGAATGAAGGCTTTACAGAAAGCCGGTCGCGATGGTGCTAGCAAAGAAAAGATGGCCATGATTCGTGCCCGGCACGACAAGATGGACGAGGCCTCGCCAGGAAGTGAAGAATGGTTAAGACAAAGCACAGCCTCATCAGATGATGTTCCTCAAGCGGCAGAGATGCCAACAGCTACTAGACCTGGTCCTGGTAGTGACGACTGGTTAAGACAGCAAACTGCACAAACAGATAAGGTACAATCAAATACTCCTAGTGTCAAACCTAGTGCAGAGCCTAGCGTGGCACCTAGTGCAGAACCAAATAAACCAGGTCGTACAAGCTATGGCCCTGGATATAATCCGAATGAACCAGATGTCAAGTCGGATACTAAAAAAGACAAGCCTAAATCATCTTATAATATAAACGCAGGTACCAAGGCATACCAAAACTTTTTAAATAAAGAATATAGTACGGATTTAAAAGTTGATGGAGCATTTGGACCAAAAACTAAAGCAGCAGCTAGAGCTGCAGGCGATGCAATGATGGCTTCAAGACCGCAATTTGTTTCATCAAGCTCAAAAGATTATGAAAATTACAAAAAGCAAATGGCAGCGTGGCAACCAAAATTTGATAAATTCCAGGATTTTCAAGGACTTGGTAATGCATACAATGTGAAAGCTGGTAAAGATAATGTTTACCTTGGAGGACCAAGATATAATCAACTATTGTCAAAATACAATTTAGATTCTAAAACAGGGTTACCAATTGAACCTAAATTAAAAGAGCAGCTATACAAAGAAGGCGATCAACTACCTGCACCACCAGACGAAGTTCATTTACCTAAAAAAGGTAGCAAGCATGGCCCAGTTGACGTTTATAAAAAACCCAAGAACGAAGACATGCTGTCGGCCAAAGACAAAAGCTTTGCGGCACTAGCAGAACCCCGAGACAAAATTACCTACGCTGACAAAATTGCCGGTGCTAAAAAAGGCAAAAAAACTGAAGGCAATAAGTTCTCGGGCAATCTAATGAAAGCACGAGCACAAGGATTAGACAAGGCTGACCTAGACGGCGACGGCGACATGGAAAAAGTTACTAAAGGTGCCAGCACCATGCGTGAAGGTTGGGAAGAGATGCAAAAGTATCTTGACAAGAAGCGCGGTCCTGAAAGCAAAGGTGGTGCGGGTAAAAAAGCCGGCACACGCTATGGTGGCTCAGCACAACAAGACGATGACGAGGAAACTGATGGCGAAGGCAAGCCAGTGGAAAAGAAAAAAGGTCGTCCAAAAGGCACAGGCACCGGCGCAAAGCATAGCTTCAAGAAGCCCAAAGACTAAACAATGAAAAAGAGCAAGGTCAATGAAGTAGTAAATCCCTTATCAGCTTTGCAGAGGTTGAGAAGTGCCTATCAGACTTATAAGTATGGCACGACTGTGCCTACAAAAATTGAAAAAATCAAACAGGCAAAACTTGACACTGCAATTAAACAAGCACAATTAAAAGCAGCGAAAAAAGGCACCCCGGCTGCTGCCGATGATGCTGTAGCTAAACCAAAAGGTATAATTGGTAAGACTGTAGATGTTGGTAAAAAGGCTGCATTGGCTGGTACTGCTGGAACGGTAGGCTATGAATATCTAAAAGACCCCCAAGCAGGATTAGGTCAAGCAGTTGGGCGAGGAGTAGAAACCCTGGCAGATTTAACTGGCAAAGCATTTGACAAAACGGTAGACTTTGCCGGCGATGTAGTCAAAGGATATGCAGACGCCGATGCAGCTCGCACAGGATCAGGTAAAGATAAAAGTCAGGTTGCCGTTGCACCTACTGGCTCGTCCAGTGCAACAGACACAGCCACAGACAGTGCTACCTTACCGCAAACTGGATACAGTTCAGTGAGATGGAGCAAAACTCCTGCTACCATGGATCGGCCACCAGAAATTTTACCTCCAGGTGAATTCAAATTTCAAGAAGCTGCAGGCAAACCTAGCGATGATGAAGCTACATTGGCAGCATTGCAATATGCTATATACGGGCAAGAAAGTGGTCATGGCAAGGTAAAAACCAATAAGCCAAACTATGCTGGTGCTATTGGTCCTATGCAGATTATGCCCCGAACCTGGGAGGGCTTGAAACGGCAAGGTTTGATCCCAAAAGATTATGATATTTATAATCCTGAACATAATATGGCAGGCGGCAACGCACACATAAAAGATTTATACTACAAGTACGGCAAAGACCCTGCCAAAGCTGCTGCTGTTTATTATGGTGGGCCTCGTGCCATTAACAAACAAGGTAATATAGTATCTGGATACATAGATAAAAAAAATCCAGATGCACCTAGTGCAATTGGATATAGCAAACAAATATTAGCAAGAATGGCAGCAACCGGTCCGGATGGTAAAATAGCAGCAAAACCGCCTATCACCACCGGTGGTATTACTGTACCGGCAGTGGCAACCACAGCCGCTGTTGGCACAGATTTAACCAAACTACCCACATCACAACCTGTTGCTCAACCGGCTGCCGGCGAAACTCCAGACAATACCGGTGGCTTGCTCGATCTAAACAAGTTATCACAAGCAATGTCTGCCGGTGAAGACATGTACGACTTGTCAAGATTTCTAAAACCCACAGTACCACCTGGCAAACTAGCCGAGGCCAAAGTTGCATTGAAATATTATAATTTTTTAAATCAAAATCTTGTTGAACAACAATCAGTTGGTGCTGAATTAGCAAAAACTAGTGGTGGTCAATTCACAAGTCGTGCAGATAGATTAGATCAAACCAAGGTTGATTCAGTACTAGGTGCTGGTAAGTTTAAGGCCGGGTCTGCAGAAGCCAACTTGGCATTAGCAAAATATTTTAAACAACAGTCGGCAGACACCGGGCAAGGTACCAAGCCAACACCGCCAAAGCCTGCAGCGGTTGGTGCGGCGTCGCAAAACCCATATACCACCGCCAGAGATGTAACTGGCCTTGGAGCATTGGGAGCAGCCGGAGCCAGCATGGCAGGTAGTATTGCACCCAAGGTAGCCGGTGTTGCCGCTAAAGTCTTACCAGGATTGAATGTGGCCTATCAAGGAGCTGATGCACTACGCAGAGCCAGCATAGGTGATACTACAGGATCAGCTATATCAGCAGCAGGAGCAGTTCCAATATTAGCAGTTCCGGCCGTTGCTGCACAGGCAGTGCGAGACAAATATCGCACTGGATCATTCTTCCCATCAGATGAAGAACTAAAAGCCGCAGTAGATAAAGACAAAGGCCAATCGTCTCAGGTCAAAGAAGGAACACGACAAATGAATAAACGAACACAACTCCAAAAGAGAATACAAAAATTAGAAGAAGATAAATCACAACTGATTAAAAGGTTAGATGAAATTGGTGTGCTAGCAAAAGCTTTGAAAACAATCCCCAGTCTGGTCAAAAACTTTGGAGCAGGTGTAGCTGGACGAGCTCCGCAACAAATTAGATCGGCTGGTAAATTTGCAGGATTTGCACCTGGAGCAAAAATTGCCAATCGAACCGGTCAAGCAATTGCTAGAAATCCAGGTAAAGTAGCAACCGGGGCATTGGCAACTGGAGCTGGTGCAGGATATCTACTGGGTAAAGATAAAAAGCCAGATCAAGATGTTGAACAAGGTATTTTACCTACTCCATCAAAGCCGTCCAGGAAAACTGGACTGATCCATTCACCCGAACCGAATATGCCCGGACCAAAGCCGCCAACGGACAAGCCTAGCGATCAAGAAACTCCTGGCACATATTGGGACAATCGTGGTAAAGATCGCCCAGAGCCAGCTGCTCAACCTTCTACTGGGGCTTTTTTTGATAAACCAGCAGAGCCTGCAATTAACAAACCCAGTGATCAACAAGATTCGGACACATATTTTTCAAGTAAAAAGCCTACCAATATTGATGTAGAGGCAACTGCGGCCAGAGATCGTATTCAGCAGATGATGAATCGTAGCGAACCTAATACTAGTTCGCCAGGAAGTCAGTCATGGTTAGACAAAGCCACCAAGACCGGAGACATTGGACAGCAAAAAGGACCTTCGCCGGGTAGTGATGCATGGCTAAGACAAGCAACTAAAACTGATGAAAGCTTGGATCGACTAAAACTGCTTGCAGGATTAAAGAAATAATAATAGGTAAATAGTACAAAGGAATAAAGGAATAAAGATGGATCCAAAACTAATGCGTATGTACAGTGATATGCTAAACGAAGCACCAGCACAACAACCAGCACAACAACCACCACAAACACAACCTTCGCTTGGTGGAATTTGGAATGCTATTAAAGGAACATTCGCGAATGCGGGACGATCAAATGTTAATCCTACAGGACCAGATGGCAAACCAACCGCCCCAGGCCCTGGTGTTGCATTAGCAAGTCCGGGTGGTAAAACGAATCCTGGGCCTGTATCGACAGTCAAACCTGCGCCTGTGAGCGGCTCTAATTTGCCTGCTAAAAAACCACCTGCTAAAAAACCACCTGCCAAACCGGCCCCAGTTCAATCACAACAACCTGCCCAGACTGCTCCTGGAGGTGGTCCTACTAATGCAGCGCAATTAGCAGCCGCACAAGGTAAAGAGCCAGCAGCACCAGCAGGAGCAGGAGGCGGATCAGGTAGTGGTTATTTTGGATCAGGCGCTGGCGTAGGTGCGGCAACGAATGACCCAGATACAAGAAGCAGCACAGCCAGAGGTGTAGCCAGTAATTTAACAATTACAGGTGGACCAACTGCTGATGCTCCTGCATCTCAAGCAGCAGTGGCTAATGCTTCTGGTACAGGTCTAGGAGCTCAAACAGATGCATTTGGTCCTGTGACACAGGTAGCACAACCACAGACAGCTACAACAAATCCTACGGGTACCGGTTCAGGTGGTGGCGGAGTTGTTGGAACCAAATTGGCAGGTGATACCAACATTGGCACTAGAGACTACAGCAAAGCAGACATGTCGCCTGGTAATTACATGCGACAAGCAACAACAGCGTTCCAAGAAGAGTCAGAATTAGCCGAAGACGAATTGTCAGAAGAGCAGTTGGAAGAAGCATTTAACGACATGTTGCGTTTAAGTGGTTTAGAAAAAAAAAATTTAGAAGAATCTAAGTTAGTAAACGAAAAAGCAGTTAGTAAACAACAGCAAAAATTTATGGGCATGGTACATGCCATGCAAAAAGGCGAAAAGGTCAAAGGTGCCAGTCCAGAACTAAAGAAAGCAGCAAAGTCAATGGGTAAAAAAGATGCCCGAGACTTTGCAGCTACCAAGCACAAAGGCCTGCCACAAAAAGTCAATGAAGGTATCCACTTGATGTTGGATGAAGATGGCCACACGCTAGAACACATTGTCAACAGATACAAGCACGAAGTTAGACGATTCATCGAAGGCGATTTTATGCCTGAGAATTTGTATGATGCCCTGTATGACTATTACATGGACCGCGGCGACATGCCATACGGTGTGGCCAAAGCCAGAGAAGGTGATCCATACCAGTGGGTTTCGGAGCGTTTTTATGATGATGTCATGCGCGACCTAGGCAATGGCATGAACGAAACTGTACAACCAGTCATGGACAACACACTAAACGAATTGGCTCAATTGGCTGGATTGGCTCCTGCAGCCAAAGATATTTCGTTGGGAAATATTGCACGTAAGTCTGGAGAATTTGTTGGGCAAATTGAAAAAGGTGCGTCAGATACTGCAGGAGCAATTAAAAGAGGTATGTCAGACATTGCAAGCAATTTTCAGGCAGGTAGAGAAGCAGGTAAAAAACCAGAATTTGGCCCAGCATTTACTAAGGGAGTCGACCCAAGCCTCAGAACTACTCCGGATGCAAAAATGTCTCCAAAGCCAATGCCAAGAGAGCTACCAAGTCCTGGACTTGGTAGTCTACCAAGTCCTAAAGTTGGCTACGGAGCGCGAGGTCCTGGCAGTGAAAACCCATTGCGCGAATCAGAAATAAATGAGTGTGGAGACATGGGCATGGATCAACGCGACACTATCAATGTCAGCACCAACATGAGCAGCGATGGCAACAAGAGTGTAAACATCAGTGCCCAAGGTGAAAAAGCCGAAGAGCTATTGGCCATGCTGAAACTGGCAGGCATGGGCGATAAACCTCGTTTTAATACCGATGATGGTGTAGATCTGGATCATCCAGGTGCTATAGAAATTCATGGCACAATGGATGCAGATGGAGCAGAACAATTGGCCAAACAATTGCGTCATGCGTCTATGTCTGAACAAGAAATGATGGACGAAGCAAAGAAAACTAGAACAACAAAATACAAAAATACTCCCGACGAAGAATATCAAAGCGTTGCAAGTATCACTAGACAAGGCAATGACTTGAATAGAGAAAAGCGTCAATACGCAGACAAGCCCAAGTTAGGTGATAATCCAATGGCTGAAAGTTTTTCGTTAGAAGAACAATTTGAAACATTGTATAACAGCATTTTAGTAAAAGAAGCAGATCCGAACAGACCAAAAGGCGATACTGGTATTGCCGATATTTTTACTGCCGGCAAAGGTATCCCACCTCCCAGTCCAGACGAAGGCCCAGTTGGTAAAGCCGCAACTACCCCTACCCAATCTCCTACAACGGGCAAACCAGCACAATCAGGACTTGCAGGCTTTAAGTCGGCTCAAGGAGCAGGACCAGCAGCACCAACAGGTACAGGAGCCAGTGGATTCCCGGTACAAGGAACACAAACATCCCGTCAATCGGCACTTGCAGGCTTTAAGTCGGCTCAAGGAGCAAAGGGACCAGCAGCACCAACAGGTACAGGAGCATCACCGACACCAAAAACGACAACGCAGTCAGCATTAAATATACGAATTCCGGGCGCAACACAAGCAGCACCAGCACCAGGAACCAAGCGATGAAAACTCTAAGAGAATATATCGAACAGGTAGAAGAGTCATACGATGATCCTAGCATAGGTGATTATTTTGATTTAGAAATTGCCAGAGACGAAACTTTGATTGAAACTTATGTTGTTGATTTAATGGAAGATGGTATTGTAATCGAAGCAGACGACACAATGATGAGAATTTTAATGCGTGTGGGATATTTAACAGAAGATTCCAACATGCCCCCTGCCCAAGATTCTACCAGTCCCATCAACGGTAAAAAAGATGCACTCCGCCGTCGTAAAAAAGACGCCCGCGCATTTAATTTTGAAACATCC